TGATGACCGTGTGATGGCGTTGGCGTTGGCGAATCAGATGCGGAAGTACGCGTATGCGCCCGAGTATGTCGCTGAGGTTGATGACTATTGGACGGTGGATTGGTTCCGTCGTTTGGCAACGGATGGTCGTGACGACGATCCGTTCAGGATCGGCGCAACGGTGACTCGTGGGACACCCTGAACGGGTTATTAGAGTACGCCTACACGAGAGGTACCCAATGGCGAAGAACTTCGTCTCACATACGAACGGCACTGAAACCATCGATGGTTCCAAGGGTCAGAACAACAAGATGGAACGCGGCGATTCCGTTGTGGCTAACCCGATCTGGCGTCCAGGTGGCGCCAACTCGCCCAAGCAGCGTCATGAGGCTGGCAAGTACGCTCAGCAGTCGGGCGACCACGGCACCGTGTCGGTGCGTGACACCCCGCATAACCAGCATGGGCCGCAGGGGAAGATCGAGCCTGCTTCGAAGCAGCCGAAGTTCCGTGGCCGTAACGCTGGCTAATGGCGATTCTGGCGCCTGAGGCGTCATACGACGAGTTCTGCCTGTACGTTCAGAATCAGTGGGGCGAGAAGTCTCGCCTGGAGTTGGCTGAACTGTGGGAGCGTCGCCAAAAGTTGATGTCGTTGAAGTTCGATACGCAGCGGGGTTGGAGAGAACGTGCCCTGGCGCCTGATGAGCAGCATCTGACGAACAGGGAGCGTGAGCAGAAGGTGATCGCTGAGGCGAAGGCCCAGGGCCGCAACATCGAGAAGGTCTGATGGCGCGTCTGTCCCGTGCTGATCTGCATGAACGGTATACGCAGCGGTTGCAACGCACCCGCAAGTGGCGTGACGAGCAGGGTTATGACAAGACGTGGTGGCGTCTCATCGACCTGTACCGTGGGAAGCATTGGCCGTCGACGACGACTGCCCAGTCTGATCTGATTGCCGTCAATCTGGCGTTCTCGACGATCAATGTGATCACACCGTCGGTGTCGGTGAATCATCCGAAGATCGTGGTGCAGGCCAACGACGAGAGTAACCATGATCGGGCTGCGTTTGTTGAGGCGGTCGTGAATCATCTGTGGCGGCATCATGATTTCCGTCAGCCATTCCGTCGTTCTGTGAAGGATTTCCTGATCTTCGGTCATGGTTGGATGAAGATCGGGTGGAAGTTCCTGGAGCAGGAGACGTCTCTGACGGAGTCGGAGCGGGATCTGTTGTTTGAGGATGCCCGAGCGGAGGTTGAGGGGTTCGCCCAGGAGTCTCCGTTTATGGCTGCGGATCTGCCGACGGATGACGAGTTGAACGCGAATCTGCCTGAGACGGCGATGATGGTGATCGAGGATCAGCCGTTCGTGGAGCGGGTATCTCCGTTCAACGTCTACGTCGACCCTGAGGCGACGTGCATGGATGATGCGAAGTGGATCGCTCAGAGGATCGTGCGGCCCCTGGAGGATGTTCAGCAGGACCAGCGGTACAAGCAGGGGGTGCGTCGGCGCCTCGACGCCGACGCTGGCGTGGATCCGATGTATGCGGCCCAGTACGCCAACGACAAGGCTCGTGCCATCGATGAGGACAGGGTCACGATCTGGGAGTTCTACGACATTGTGGAGAACACGATGTCGGTGTTCTCTGAGCATTCTGATGGGTTTTTGATTGATCCGACACCGATGCCGTACGCCTACGGTCAGCCGTTCGTGATGATCCGCAACTACGACATTCCCGATCTGTTCTATCCCGTTGGGGATTTGGAGTCGATCGAGTCGCTTCAGTTGGAGTTGGACAAGACGCGGTCGCAGTTGATGAATGACCGTAAGCGGTTCGCCCGCAAGTACCTGTATCACGAGCGTTCGTTTGGGGCGGATGGCCGTCAGGCCCTGGAGTCGGATGAGGACGGGCGGTTTGTTCCCGTCGTTGACGAGAACAAGCCGCTGTCGGAGGTTGTGGCGCCGATGCCGCAGTCTCCAATCTCGCCCGAGATCTACAACTATTCGAACATCATTGAGAATGACATCAACACGGTGTCGGGTGTGTCCGAGTACGCCCGTGGGGCGATGCCCGAGATCAGGCGTACGGCGACGGAGGCTTCGATTATCGCTGACGCTCAGAATGCGAGGGCTGCGGACAAGTTGGCGATCGTAGAGATCGCCATCGGATCGATTGCTCGTCGTGTCATCCAGTTGATGCAGCAGTTCATGACGGGTGAGGAGATGGCTCGTGTGGCCCGCAAGGGCGGTGAGAACCTGTGGGTTCCATACACCAGGGATGACATTCTGGGAGAGTACGACTTTTCGGTTGAGGCGGGTTCGACTCAGCCGATGAATGACACGATTCGTAAGCAGCAGGCTGTTAGCCTGTTGAATGCGGTGGCGCCTTTGGTTGGAACGGTGATCGATCCGATGCAGTTGGCGATTCATGTTCTTGAGGATGGCTTCGGGATCAAGGATCCGCAGAAGTTCATCATGGATCAGGGTGCTGTAGCGCCTCCAGGTGACGTACCTGGGGTTGTCGCACCCCCTGAAGGCGGCGTTATGCCGCCTGGGGGCATGCCAGGGGTTGATCCTCCCCCGACTGCTGGCATGCCCCCCGCCTTCGCCCCGACTGGCGGTGTGCCGCCAGAGTTGATGGCCCAGTTGGAGGGTCAGATGGGGATGGATCTGCCGACCATGTCCTGATGGGACAGTGTTCGGTGTTTATTAGGAGCAACCGAACGGACTCCTTGGGTTTTGTGCCCACAACATAGAAGAAAAGGAACCCATGCAGATGGATAATCCTGAGGCTTCCGTAGAGGTAGCGGCGGAACCTGTTGATCCGACCCACTTGGTGAAGGTGGATGGTCAGGAGCAGGAGGTCACCCTAAGCGAACTTCGGAATGGATACCAGCGGCAGGCGGATTACACCCGTAAGACGCAGGAGTTGGCATCTGAACGTCAGCGTTTGGAGCAGGCTGAGGCGATTGTTTCGGCTATCGAGACGGACCCGACGGGTACGCTTTCGGCGTTGTCGTCAGCATATGGACTTTCGGGCAACCAGTCCCAGTCGTCGGATGACGACTTGGATGATATGGACCCGACGGAGCATCGGATCGCTTCCTTGGAAGCGGAGTTGGCGACTCACACGAGGACGGCAAAGCAACAGGCTCTTGACAAGGAAGTAGATGCCCTGCACGCCAGGTACGGGGATTTCGACGAGGATGCGTTGTACGCGCATGCGCTGTCGAATCGGATCCCTAACTTGGATGCGGCGTACGCTCACATGAACTTCGGGTCGCTTGCGACGTATGCGGGGAAACTGCATGCGGAGGAGCAGATCAGGGAGACGAAGCGTGGTGCTGCGGTGCAGGGGGGTTCTTCGACGCAGGCTGGTGTAGTCACCAGCGGTGCATCGGAGAAGCCGACCTCCATCCGAGAGGCTTTTGCGTTAGCGAAACAACAACTAGGCACCTAATCTAAGGAGAGTCAGATGGCGGCTGGAAACAGCAACTTTGACGAGATTCTCTCCACCACGCTCAAGAACTACATTCCGAAACTGACGGATAACATCTTCAGTGCTCGGCCCTTGTTCTACGCGTTGACGAACGGTCGGACCATTCGTCGCATCAGTGGTGGAGCGAAGATTGTTGTTCCCGTGCTCTACGGGACCAACTCGACCGCAGGTTCGTACTCTGGTACGGACACGATTTCCACGACGGCGCAGACGGGCATTAGCGCGGCTGAGTATTCGTGGAAGCAGTACGCGGCCACAGTAACAATCAATGGTATCGAGGAAGCCCAGAATAACGGCGAAGCCCAGATCATTGATCTCCTGGAAGGCAAGATCTTCCAGACGCAGGAAACCATTATCGAGAACATGAACGCCATGTTCTGGTCGAACGGCGCTGGGAACGGCGGCAAGGACTGGCTGGGCCTCAACGCTCTGGTCGGTACTGGCAACGACTCGGGTAGCGCCATCGGCGGCATCGACGCCACCGATTCCGACAACGACTGGTGGAGGTCCACTCTCACCAACCAGGGCGGTGTTCTGACCGTTGCCGCTATGGCAACGCTGTACAACAGCGTGTCGGTCGGTAACGATCAGCCCACCATCATCATCACGGATCAGGACGAGTACGAGGCTTACGAGGCTCTGCTCGATGGTCAGATCCGCTACACGGACACGGATGTTGCCGACGGTGGGTTCCAGAACCTGCTGTTCAAGGGCGCACCCGTGACCTTCGACAGCCACGCGGACTTGGCTGGGAAGATGTTCTTCCTGAACACCAAGTACCTACAGTTGGTCGCTCATTCGGATGTCTGGTTCAAGCCGACGCCGTTCGTGCGCCCGACCAACCAGGACGCGGTGTTCTCGCAGTTGCTTTGCTACGGCGAGTTGACTACGAGCAACCGTGCCCGCCAGGGCATGTTGTACGGCCTGACCGACTAGACGGCCGTCGTTCGGGAGCGTTATGGCACGGGGCTTTGCATACGCATACAAGGCAGGGCAGCGCCCGTATGGGCAGCCCGCTGACGGGTTTCGTGACGCATCTCCACGGCCAGCAGCCGTGGGCAAGTCACGAAACGTGCAGCGTGTTCAACCTGTATCCGTCCCGTCCGACATTCCTGAAGTCAACAAGTGCAGCGCGCTGACCCGTAGTGGGGCACCCTGTAAGGGGCGCCCCGCTACGGGCAGCGACCTGTGCGTCTTCCACACGCCGAAAGAGTAGCGGGTGGACATTTCCACGATGCGGACTTATGTCCGTGCGGTCGTCGACATCGACGCGACGGACATCTCTGATGATGTTCTGAACCGTTTCCTGGGCGAGGGTTATGACCTGATCGTCTACAGTGAGAAGCGGTGGCCGTTCTACGAGGTATCAACGACGTTTACGACGTCGGCTTCGACTAAGGATTACACGCTGGCGACGGTTGGCGCTTCGGTGACGAACGGGTTGCGGGAGATTGCGTCGCTACGCACCGATAATCACGTCATTTCGTATGTGGGGCGTGATGAGGGGGATGTGGTGTATCCCCTGGAGGGGAACACGTCGGGGTCGCCGTGGTGGTGGTCGTTTTGGGCGGACAGTGTACGCCTGTATCCGACCCCGACAACGGCGGAGACGGTGTATGTCCGTGGGTACAAGGATCCT